ATGGGTTGCAGATAAGTCAAACGATGGTATACATCCAAACCCCAATGCAGAGTGGGAAGCCGGAGCTAAACTTTGGGCGGATTATAGCACCAATAGCCTCGCTATGATTTCAGAAATGATGAATGGACAGGGTATTAATGATAACTCGTTAATGCTAAATACATACGGGGGAACTGTAAAGCCTACCAACTGGAATTTGGCGGCTGCTGTTACATCAAGCACCGTTGCATCATCAGTGGGGGTGCTGGGTAATCAATGGCACGTAAACACAACTGACACATACAATGAGATGACGTCTGATAGATTTGCGCTTACTGCTGGGCATGTGTATATGGCAGTTATAAAATATGAACATTCTGTAGTAAGTGGGAATCCTAAAGTGTCTGCATATTGGGAATCCGATCAATCTAAAAGGAGGTATATAGTAAACACTCAAGACACGCTCAGCTATGACGTACCTAAAACAAGGTTTGTTACATTCATCACATTGAATGACGATCCAATTGAGTCAAACATGCGCTTCAGAGTAAAAGTAGAGACTGGTACTTGGGAAATAGATATTAAAATGTCTGAAATGCAAATATTTGATATTACAGATCTAGGTTGGGATTACGCATTGCCGGAAGATGTGCAAATTTAAACGCTTTACATTAGGAAGTACGTAACCCCTTAATAACCAGCAAGGACGCTAGTTAACACAACAAGAGGAATTAAAATGGCAGGAGGTAGGCCATTTTATTTCCCGTAAATTAACCATAACATATAATCGAGAACACTCGCCCTTGTGGGGCATTAAACATCAGAGGCGGGGCTAACGATGAGTAAATTAACAAATAAACAAGAAATGTTCTGCTTAGAATATTTGATAGATTTAAACGCAACGCAGGCCGCCATTAGAGCGGGTTACTCTGGGAAAACCGCAAGAGACATAGCTTGTGAAAACTTAGCAAAACCCAACATTAACGAAAGAATAGCCGAGCTAATGTCTGAAAGGGTTAATAGCACCAAGATAACGGCAACGTACGTATTAGAACAGAGCGATAAGCTGCTAAAGCGGTGCATGGAAGAAGGTGAAGGTTTCAACGCAGCAGGGGCGGGTAAGGCGCTTGAGTTAATTGGTAAGCATGTTGATGTTCAAGCGTTTAATGAAAGGTCTACAATTAACGCAACGGTAAAGGTTAAAACATTCTCTGATATGTATGGCGACTCTTAACCCTAACCTCAAAGATTTCTGGATTGATGACAAGGGAGAGTTAATCAAGTCTAGGAACTTAGTTTTATACGGCGGACGTGCATCATCTAAATCATGGGAATTTTGCGGGAGACTAGCTCAAATAGGGCAGGAGTTTAAAACCCGTGTTTTGTGCGTTCGAAGGTTTCAAAACAAAATAAAAGACTCTGTATACACATTACTAAAAGACCAAATAGATAATTTCGATTTTGGAGGTTATACAGTATTAGCTAACTCCATAACAAACACGAATGGAACTGAAATAGTGTTTTATGGGATAGAAAGGAATATAACAGAAATTAAGTCATTCGAGGGTGCTGATATAATGTACATCGAAGAGGCGCAAGATTTAACAAAAGAGCAGTGGGAAATACTTGACCCAACTATCAGAAAGGAAGGCTCGGAAATATGGATAAGTTTCAACCCCAAACTAATCACCGACTTCATATACCAAAGATTTATCGTCAACCCCCCAATAAATACCAGGGTAAGAATGATCAACTATTTGGATAACCCATTTTTATCAAAAACAGCCAGAAGAAATATAGAGGCGATAAAAATAGAGGACGAAGACCAACATGCCCACATATATTTAGGCCAACCGCTATCAGATGATGATCAAGCAGTAATCAAAAGGTCATGGGTCGAGGCTGCTATTGATGCTCATTTGAAATTAGACGTTGATTTAAATGGAGCCAATACAGTGGGCTATGATGTTGCCGATTCAGGTGATGATAAGAATGCCATTGCAGGCTTTAACGGCGCGATATGTGAATGTATTGAAGAATGGAAAGCCCCAGAGGACGAGCTAAATAAATCAGCTACAAGGGCGCACAAGCACGTTAGACCTAATGGCCTGTTAGTATATGATTCAATTGGTGTAGGCGCTCACACAGGCTCAACATTAAAACGTGAAGGTCATAAAAACCATACAAAATTCAACGCTGCTGGCGGAGTGTTTAATCCAGATAAGTATTACGCACCTAAGATTAAAAACAAGGATAAGTTTGAAAATCTAAAAGCTCAAGCATGGCAAGACGTAGCTGACAGACTAAGGAACACATTCAACGCAGTAAACAAAGGAATGAAATATTCAGCCAGTGAATTAATAAGTATCAGTTCTGAAATTAAAAACATCGAAGGATTGAAAACAGAGCTTTGCTCACCGCACAAGGATTACTCTAAAAGAGGGCTTGATATGGTTGAAAGTAAAAAGGACATGGCTAAGCGCGGTATTAAGTCACCCAATAAAGCAGATGCGTTTATTATGGGTGCCTGCCCTCATTTATCCAAAGCCCCAAGCAAGCGTTTAAATATAGATTAAAAATGGTACAATTAGATAAATTCAAAAGAGATTTTAAGCATGGCAAGTAAAGCAGCGTTAAATAAAACAGATAAGTTGTATCCGGTTCACCTTGAGTTGTGGAAGCAAATAAGAGCCTGCTTAAAAGGTAAGTACGCTGTTATCGATAATGTTACATGCCTACCAATACCTCAATATAGTTCATTCACTGCATACGATGGCGCTACACCGGAAGCAATTATCCACGCTAACAAGTGCGCGGCTAAAAACGTGAATAGAATAAAAAGCTATTGGGCTAGGGGCCGATTCTTTAACGCTACGGGACAAACCCATGTAAGCCTTGATGGTATTATATGGGCCAAGCCTGCCGTAAAGGAAATACCCAAAGGTTTAAGTTATATTGAAGAGACGTTAGAGGAGACAGCGAAATGTATCACTAACGATTTAATCAGTGTTGGCAGGTATGGTTTACTTGTAGACATGGCAGACGCTCAAGGCTCAACACTTACGCAAGAGCAGCAAGAAAGTAAAGAATATTCACCTAAATTTATTAAGTACACAGCCGAGCAAATAAAATACGTTAGACTGGCAGACGACAACGAAACGCTAGCAGAAGTTAGGCTGATTGAATTCAAAGATATACCTAAAGGTAGTGACGGTTTCGAATGGGAGACGGTCGAATATACACGCCGATTAATTATGAAAGATGAGGTGTATAACAATGAACTGTATAATGATAAGGCTGAGTTAGTCGGACAGGCAGCAACGCCCACAGCTAACGGCTCTACATTTAATCATATCCCATTCCAGTTTTTCGGGTCTGATTCAAATACAGCAGATTACTCCAACCCTCCACTGTATGACCTAGCTAATGTTAATCTAGGCCACTTTGTGCTTGATTGTGATAACAGGGATAACCTGCATTTCCACGGGCAAGGTATGACCAACATCTTTACTGATATGGATCAAGACGAGTTCAACGCGATGAACCCTAACGGCCTGGACGTAGGAGCGAAGGGTACAAACATGTTTAGCCAAGGCGATAAAGTAGAGTTGTTGCAAGTCGAGGCTACCGGCGCAATCCCTGCTGAGATGCTAAGGGATGAGCAGAGAATGATTTATCTTGGCGCGCAGTTAGTGCAGGACTCAAGCGGCAACCAAACGCTAGGGGCTAAAGAGATTGAATCTAATGCAAGTACATCAACACTTAAACAGATAGCTAACAACGTATCTGACGGCCTAGAAAACTGTATTGAGTGGGCCGCTATGTTCGCAGGTGCTAGCGCTGACGGCATTAAATACGAACTAAACACACAGTTCATAACGGATACGATGGATGCTCAAACGCTATTGGCTCATCTTCAATATGTACAATCCGGACTATTGCCTAAAGTAACTATTTACGACACAGCAAGAAAGGCGGGTTTCACTAAGTTGGATAACGAAGAGTTAGAAGATTTAGCCCTAGAAGATGATTTATCAATAGAAGCTCAATCAGAAAATGAAGCTAAGTTACAAGCTGAAATTGACTCACTAAGAGAGCAGTTAAATGCCTAATGAGGTATTAACCACTATATACAGCCAACACACCGCCTACCTACAAAGAGTGGGCGCTGGGTTTGGTCTTGAGGTTGTGCCATATTTAGAGGGTATCGACGATGGCATTCAGAAAGCATTTAAACGCTATGAAGGGCGAGCAGTAACAAAAAACAATCAGGCGGCAATACTCAAAGAGATTGACTTTCTATCGAGAGACAATTTACAAAGGTACACGGTTCAGCTTAAGAAAGACCATAGAGATATAGGCGCAAGTGAGGGGGATTTTAACGCCGATTCATTTGATAACGTCGTTGAGTCAGAT